AAATCAACGGCGTGTCTCTTCCAACATCTGGCCCTCATCAAACGGCAGGTGTATTGCAAACAGGTAATGTGCTTCAAGTTACTGGTCCTTCCACATTGGGATATGCGCCAATAAATCTTTCTGGTGGGTCAAGTTACATCATTGGGGCATTGCCAACAGGGAATCAATCTCCTCAATCGATGGGTGGAGATGTCACTGGCACAACCGGAGCTTCGGTAGTTACAAAATTGCAGGGTAATGCGGTTGCTTCAGGAACAAATGGGGCAAGTCAAGATGGTTACGTACTTACTTGGAAAAATGCGACATCACAATATCAAGTTGGACCAATGCCTTTGGTTGGAGATATTGATGGATACAACAACGCAACCGTTGTGGCATCTATTGCAACTCATACGACTACGAATGTTGGAGCAAGCATAACTTCACCAACAGTTCCACAGTTGCAGGTAAATACTATTGCAGTCGGAATTAATATAAGAACATGGTTGCAAACCATACCAGACCCAGCAATAAACGCGGTAACTAATATTTACAAAAATAATTCAACTGGTGGTTATGAAATTGCATCTAACTGTAGATGGACTGGAACCGCTTGGTCTTGTTATACAAGCACTGACGGTGGTGGTACTGACGCAGGATTAACATCAATTGGTAGTAGCGGAACGAATCTAGTTGTTCAAACAAAATCTACAACTGGTTTAACGCCATTTATTACTACATGGACCGATACGTATTCCCCAGGATCTGGTTGGGACTATTACATGCAGTCAAGTTACTCGAATATGCTCATATTCGGAAACGTTGCCGCAGGCTCAGAGTTTCAAAACACATTATATCCGAATAATATTCCAAAAGCTTGGGCTTCATTTACATTAACAAACGCACCATTGGGTAATAGCGCGATTTATGCGTTAATTCCTGGTACGGATGGCAATTTTTTCAATTGCTCGGTTATATTTTCTTCAGTTCCCGATGATTCGACTGATAATATGCACGTAACATTTGTTAATGCCATGCAAGACGCTTCATATTCAATAGATGTAAACTTTTCTGATATTCCATTAAATAATGGTGGGCCACCTAGCTCAACATCTATGCTTTTCCCACAAGTGATTAATAAATCTCCAACAAGCTTCGACATTATTGCAGTTGGATTTGATGGAACTCAGTATCCATTTAATACGGCATATAATCAGGGATTTTCCTCAGTAGATTTCGTAATAATGGGACTTCAATAATGAATATTTTATATAAAACAGTTTATTCGGATTCAGCCATCAATTATTGCAATTTGCAAGTTACTGATGATGGATACCAATCAGATGGATATCATTTGATAGTTGGTGATGGATATATTATGTATTCAAAAGTTAGATACAATATGCCTCAAACAGAAATTGTTATACCGTTACCATTTCCTAATTCAGTTCGTGGATATTTTTGTTTAGATGGGTATTCTAGCAATGCACCTACGATACTCGTTGACGAGTTACGTGGTACCGATAAACCATATGACTTCAAAGATGGACATTATAAATTTATTGATTTATTCTTCAATGCATCAATAGTCGATTTAAATAAGCAAACTATTACATTTTTACATATTCTTCCACGGAGTGAGTAATGGTTAAAGCTAAAAATACTAAAGATATCCCAGGGTTGGTTGAAAAAAGAAAAAATCAAAAAATTGATAATAAAGTTTCAATCACACCAGGAACTAATAATGGCTCTACTGGAAAACCGGGTCCAACAGGCCCAATAGGACCACAGGGCCCACAAGGTACAGCTGGGCCCCAAGGACCCTCCGGTCCACAAGGACCAAGTGGCCCACAGGGGCCTGCCGGTCCTCAAGGTCCAACGGGAAATCCTGGCGGTTCTGCACCAGCTATGGGAATGGTTGTAAATAATTCCAATGCCAGACATTGGTTGAAATATACTTACACATTTTCAGATTTTGCGGCGGCTTTAAGCACAAACTCACTAACTGTGGTTGATTTACCAGCTAAAACTGTGATCCACAATGCAATTTTAAAACATTCTGAACAATTTGCTGGAAGCGGATTGTATACATACAGTATTCAAGTTGGAATTACTGGAAAACCAAATCATTTATTGGCAATGTTGAATGTATTCAATGCTCCTACTGATGTTAACTACTGCAAAATTCAGGTTAATATCAAAGATCAACCGTTGTCATTTGTAAATAATATCCCAATAATTATTACAGCTACTTGTAATCCAATGCTTAATAAAGCATTAGCTGGAAGTGTAGATTTATGGATTGAGATCTCTACTTTAGGATAAAGAGGAAAGAAATGAAGAATTTTTGGAATGTAATTGTTAAGTGTTTTTCTGGATTTTACGCCCTATTGCAAGATCCAGCTGGTATTATTTGTTTACTTGCGTTAGCTATCGTTAGTGGATTGTGCTGGTTTCATCGTGTTGGAGATGTATCATTTTCAGCTTGTTGCACCCTTATCCCTGCGGTAATTGCGATGTTAAAGCATAAATCATTTTCAGGTAGTGATATCGATAAGGCTGTAGTTGCTGATCTTGTTGTCCCACCACCCCCTGTTAACCCAGCTGCTCCACCGCCACCAAATCCACAAAACTAATTAATAAGATATATAAGTATTAAGGTGAATAATTCAACATTTTTATAGTTGAACTATTGATGGAGAACTATGACTAATTTCCCCAACTCGCTGGATGATGATACATCAATTCCTCGCGTTGACAACAACATAACAGAAATTGGAGGCGATGTAATCAATGCGGAAAGAGACGCAATATTTGCTATCGAATCCAATATTGGCATTGGTGCCGCAGGATCAACCGCATCCATCGCAGCACGATTGGGCGTTAGTTTAAATCCCGATGGAACTCTAGCTCCCTCAGTCATCACAAGCCTTTATAACACAATAGGTATTACAAATCAACAAGTTGCGTCTGGTGCAGCAATCTCTGAATCCAAATTAAATCTTTCATATTCCACAGCTGCATTGAACAGTGCTATCGCAACTAATGCAATAGATGTTCAGACAGCATTGCAATATATCTCAAATACTGGATTCAAACTTCAACCTCATCTTGATGGAACTGGTTACCGTCATGAAATGAACATGATTGACGTGGATGAAAACCCCGCCAATTGGTTCTTGAATAATTTAGGTAATTTCAGAAATAACACGAATTTATACACATTATTCGGAGATATCAATCAAGATTTAATTAATCATGAAAATGCCGTCCATCCAGGAGCATTAACCCCACCGCCCACTAGCTACGCGCATTGGGCCTCAGGTATCTTCGTAAATACGAGTGGTTTTATTTCAATTCCACAAACAGCCGATGATGTTCAACAGCTTGCTGAGTATATTGATAGTGCTAACGTATTCCTTATTGGTTCAAGAATTCAAACTCTTTACCAAAATGGTATCGCAAGAGCGGCTAGAGCCTCAACTCTTACAGATCCAACCCACGGTAAACTAGTATTACCTCCAACACAATCAATTACATATCGTTCTAATAGCGCGCCAACAGATAATAACATCACTGGCAATGATATCATTAAGATTACGCCAACTGATGGGTATACGGCATTCACCGCTCAATTTTCTCAAGTTAAAATTGGAGATATTGTTACTGTTAACTACGGATCTGTGGTTGCATCATTCATAGTTAAGGAAACAAGAATTGATGGCTATACTGGAACATATGGCTATATTAGAATTGATAGACAAAACATTGCGGCGGTATCCAACGCATTAGTACAAATCAATAGGCCATTATTCAACACGGATAAACAAGGCGTATTGGCCTTGGCCCAATGCCAGTCTCCAGTTGGACTCCCAAGTTTAATTTGTGGGCAACCTCGTGGAGCGGAAATTCTTGGCATTGATTTCAATGCGGACACATTAGATAGCGCGCATTACAATTTGTACTTGACCCTTTACCCAACAGGTAACCCTGCGCAAGGCAATACTTTGCCGGCTATCGACGTAACCGGTAATCAAGGCGCCACCCCAGGTAAATACACTTTAGATAGCATTGTAGCAGCGACTAACGCCGCTTTCAGAGCCCCTGGTTACAACTATAGATTCATTGCTTATCAATACCAAGGTAACTTTGGAGTTATGCTTTCCGATCCTTATGGCGGAGCAACATTCTCAATAGTGTCTCAAATTGTAAATCAAACAACTGGCGTCCCAGATCAAACTCAAACTCAATTATTCTATCCAAACAATGTCGTAGACACATTTAATATAATTGATCCATTGGGATTTGGCCCACTTAACGCCAACGTAGCAAGCCCACCATATCAAACTACATATGGTTCTGTAGCTGCTGCACAGTTGCCAACAAAAATCTTCGTTCCATTAACAAAAAAGACATTCTATGTCAATGGTCAAGATAGAGATACATTAGGATTAGAGCCAGGGCAATTATTTGATGGCTATGGCGATGGGTACTGGTTAGCCAATATAATTTCAGTCAATCTTACTGGTAGAGTACAAACAACTTATCAAGTCAATGAAGATTTATCCTCATCAGGATTGGCAATTGGTAAGACCATTGTTGTTCAATCCAATGCAGGCGACGGTTCTCAAGTTGACTTTGGTAGATTTATAATTGAAAATGTAGTTTATAATGCCTGCAACTGTGATGGATATTCCAATTATGCGCAAATTACAGTTTATGATGCGGTGCATGGAACTGGCGTAACTCCATTTGCAACTTCACCAATTGGAACAACTGTTCAGTTATATTTTGCACAGGATTCAGTCAGCTTCAATAAAGAAAATGCGTCTGATTCTAATTCATTTACTATCTTCAAGAGAAACTTCGAAATACTCGTAGATCAAGATGGATATACGTTCTCTCAAGAACGCGCCAGAATGAATGTTAGTGGTTCCAATCAAACAATCAATGCATCACCGCTTGTTGTGCTTTACAGCACTCCATCGGCATCATTTATCAATCTTTATAAGGTATCTCCAAAACTTAGGGGGTATACCGCTGCCAATACAACAAAGATCACATTACAATTATTAGCTTTTAACACAACGACTGGCATATTTGACGGATATCTTTGCAGTTATGATGGTGTATCAGCCACGCATAGTGGGCCAATTGCCACTGGTAAAATGGGGCAGCCAACAAGATTTTATGATGAAACCAATATAGATTATATTGATTTTATTTTCAATGTTGATGATTCAGTTCCAACAATTTTATCTCCTCAATTTATTGATGTTCAACTTTATCCATCTTTGAGTCTTGATGAAGAACTTTTACTTTTGGGCACATGTCAGTTAAATGACTTGACTAGTCAACTTACATATTTAAGAGATGAAAGACAATTTGGAAACGTTAGCGAGAAGCAACTTTCCACATCAGCACTAGATTATATTGCGACACCAACCAGACTTCTAAATGAAAATGGTATCATAAGAGGATTTGATATTACACAAATCCCAACTGGTGCATCACCATTCCCAAACGCAGTAGCAATCAATGGTGGAACTGCTATTATCAACGGTAAAGTTATTCAAATGAATAATGATATCATTGCATTACCAGTTGTACAAGAGGTTGTTGGGGCAAACTTAAATAACACTATTACTTGGTTCATCTGTGTTAATGATAAAAGCGAATTTGAGCTTGTTGCATCAACGGACTTCACTCCTAATTCTGCAATTTATTCTGGCCTTGATGAAACCAGATTGTTCACGGTTCAGAATCCAAATCTAGGTTCACCAACCCCATATGTAATTCGTGGAACTTACCTTGCAGATTTGGTTCAAAATCAAAGAGATTTGGCGTTAATCGGCATCATAACTGCAAATGTTGGATTTGGAATTTCCAATTGGGTAGTCACTAGCGTTGGGACACAAACCGCAGCAAGTTGCGATGCCAGAAGATTTATTGGGGGAGGATATAGCGGACTCATTAGCCCATTTGTATTGGGCACTAATGGAAGTTTCAGAAGCTTCGCGGCATTGAATGGCTGGATCAATCAATTAACTAATTTCGTATCAGCAACTCACAAAAATAACTCAATAAGCAAAAAAGTAATTGTTAAAGGCAACTTCCCAATTACTGCGCCAGTAACGTTGAATTTCAGCGATGAAATCACATTTGAGGGTGATGGTGGAGTATTCACTATTAACATTGCCACTGGTATATTCGTTGGAAATAACGTCAAGTTTAAGAATGTAAGATTCGACTACAATTTCGCAATTTCAAATGATGGATATCTTGGGCATCAAGCCAATGCTGCCGTCTATTGCGTTGTTGATCCGGTTAACGGAAACAAGAATATAAGCTTTGAGCATTGCTTGTTTACGTCTGCAACTCAATATAGATATGGATTCTTGACATTTAGTCTTACCCACTCAACTTGTCTTCTAGAGAATGTCGTAATTATCGACAATAGATTTGAGACGTCAGCAGCGGCTGATGATCAAATGGAAGTTATTACATTCGTCGGACCATCACGTAGCCCAACCACAGCAACTGGTGCAAGATTGAATAATTGCGTCATTGAAAGAAACTTCTGTAATAAAAACCAACTAATCCAAATTGCTCCGCTATTGACTATTAATTTATTTACAAGTAGCGCTAATGTATTCGATTTGCCAGCAGCAACCAACACTAGAATAGTTGGAAATACTTGTGGAGCCATCAATGTAATGGTTAAGCAAGATACCCCATTGAATATTCCAAATGTTAACTTTAATCTAGGATCTACAGCTGGGGTAATTATTTCAGAAAATAACTGTAAGTTTATCTACAGCGGATTTACTAACGGTAACTTCGCACAAGGAAGTTTCAGTAGCATTAATGCAATTCCAGGCGGATTCAATTTCTTAGTTGGAAATCTATCCATTACAAATAATAATGTGTCATTTATATATACAGGGTATCGTTCTACAATATATGCGACACCAACATGTATAGTCAAGGCGAATAAGTTCACTGCGTATAATTCAGCATTTTTAACACCATATTTCAATGGTGTAGTTCAACCACAATCCGGTCTTCTTGCACTTTGGGTTAATAAAGTGGTAGGTAATTAATATGGCACTTGATACAGCACTAAGCAATGTAATTATTGAAGATAACGTATTTGACTATGGCCTTTTTGCTACAGATACTAGTCTTTCAACCATCCCAACGACATATGGGTATGCAAGTTGCATTTTTACGAATTCAGATGCTAAAATTACAGGCAATTATTTTGGTGCGGCAATAAACGGTTCGACTCAAATCATAACTAATGGCACAGCTTCTTGTATGATAACGAATAATACATTCGTTAGAGGTACGACTTCGATCGCAGCATACATAAATGCGTCGGCTAGCTTCGGGGATCAAGTCATTGTAGATAATATTTTCGATAGCCCAACAGTTGATGGATTTAATGAGACATTGGTTCAATTGATTCCAGTCACCTCGGTAACTCCCACCGTTATTTATGAGAGAAACAAAAATCAAACGGCGTTCAAACAAATTCAAAAATCGCCATACTTAACCAGCTTTACATCACAGCCAGGATTTAATCTTTCTGAGTGGGCTGGGTACGTAGACAATTCAACAACTATAAGCCCATCTAATCCAGCTCTAAATCATCCTTTTAATGGAACTTTCTTTAAACAAGAAGGTGTGGCGGCTAATTATTCAACACCATTTAATCCTTTAAATGCGATAAGAATGAGTGGATTATTTCATCCACAAAATGGTGATACAACTGTATTAGTCGATAGCCCATTGCCAGTTCAAGTGACCAGCTCCTTCACTGGATCTCCATCACTGCCATTCTATATTATGTTTGGTAATGATAACGTTTATTATGAGGTGATAGCTACTTCAACAACTTCTGGTGGCGCGATAACTCAGCTTGTAATGACAACGCCTTACACTGGACCCACAGATAATGCAATGTTTGCGACATTCTTCCCAATCGGTGGGTTTTTGCAAACCACACTCGGTTCATATGCAATAACTGGTGGTACAAGCTCAATAACTATTGCCGGGGCATTAGGTCTTGTCACAATTGGAAGTGTAATTCACGTCAACGATGGAACAGCGGCAACTTATCGTGTAACTAGCGTTAGCTCATCAAGTATTAGCATAAGCCCTTCATATGGTGGTTCAACCGGAACATACGTAATAACAACGGGCTCAACTGTCTTAGCAGCCAATTTTTCCGTAAATCTATCCGAAGTATTGCCATCCAATGTTAAAGTTGTCAGTACGGTATTTGGTATTTGGGGAAATAATAACATAAATCCTTCTGGTAATTCTACCAACGTCACCCCTTTGATTACCGCTGACTATAATGCCTTTATGCACATGAGTTCTGGTACACAACTATATGCTAATAATTTAACAAATTTAACATTCACATTAGTTACCAATAGCGCAACAGTCACGGCAAGTGCTACACCAGTTGGATTGTCAATTGGAAGTGCAATATGTTTCAGCCCACAATCTGATTTTGTGTATCCAATATCAAATATCGTTGGAACAACGATAACATTAGGTGTTCCATATGTTGGCGCCCCTTCTACGATTGCTACAGCAGTTTATTTTGATAACACCATGGCTGACGCGTCGAACTATTCAATAGTATCAGGCACATCGGCAGCTTTCGGTAATCCAATTTCAATGGTAGTTGGCGGGGGTAGTGGAATAGATAAAAATGTTTTTGCTGCACACACTCAATATCTAAAAATTGATCCATCAGATCCTCTAATCAGTAATGGATTTCCATATTTCACCGGCAGTGGAATATTACTTAGATACAATCTAAATATTACAATCAATATGGCCACCGTGACAAATAATGGAAGTAGTATTGTTCCAAGCTCTATGTTTTTACCTGAATCTCCACTTATTGTAAAATATCGTTGGTAATCAATGGCAACTGGAAATATATTTAAATCAGATTTACCAGGCCTACACAATGTAGTGCAGAACACTTGTATAGTTCAACCTAAAGACATTGTGTTATCGCATTTACGCAGATATTTTTCAGATGATACCTATTATCACTATTCTAAAGATCCGTGGGGATTCCCAAATACAGTTGACCATACTGACTTGCCTTTGACCGCCGGTCTAAATGACAATATTACCACCAGATTGTTCATTGGCGAGAATTACAGACAGGATGGAATTTTCTACCCAGCGATTTTGGTAAAGCATGGGGGAAGTAAATCTGTGCCTCTTTCTATAAACAGAGAAAGGGGATCAGTTCAATGGGAAATTAGAAGCTATCAAGATGGATATGGTAATGTTTCATTTTATCGTTCCCCGAAGAGTTTTATTTATGCGGGGGCTTGGGAAGGATCATTAATTATAGATATTAAAACTAGAAGTATAAGAAGTCGAGATGATATTGTAGCGGAGTGTATGTTATGTTTTACAGATATCCTTTATGAAGATTTAAAGAATGCGGGTGTACTTTGTAAACCACCAACTGTTAGTGGAACCTCTGAAGATGATGATAGAAATGATAAAGTATTTAGGCAAACTATCACATTAGATATACGAACTGAATGGAGAAGGGAAATACCAGTAAGTAATATTGTAGAAGTTATTAACTTTGCTGTAGAATTCGGTAATTTGGCGGTTCCAAACGCACCAATTGCGCAGAATTTAACGATAAATACAGATTTGACCTTTGTAGACATAATGAACGGTTTACCAGCAACTCCAATTAATGGTCCCTAAAATATATTGAATGAGGTTGGGGAAAACAAGGCATAAAAAAATATAAACTATATATCACCACAATAGCAATAATTGTGTATTTTAGTTGATATTAGACAATTTTTAGAGGAAACAATATGGCAGGCAATATACCCGGAGCACCAACAGCACTTCCTGGAGTTTACGATCAAGTCGAAACTCAATCCAGCGGCTCAGCAGTCCCTGGTGGGATCAGAATCGCTGCTATAATTGGCGAAGGTTCAAAGAGTGAAACACTAGTCGCCGCAGCTTTAGGTGGTGGTGTAGACGGCTTAAACCCCTCCTATACCAGTCCTATAGGCGCAGATGGTAGACATTTCGCGTTATCACTATTTCCTATAATTTCTAACAGAACTCAATTATTCAAGAATGGGTTCCCACTTGTGGGAATTGAAGAGTTAATTGATGCCAATCCATTTTCTAATCAATATGATTATAGAGTTGATATTGCAACTGGACACATTCAGTTGCAAGGCGCCTACCTTGTAGATCAAGGTGGCACATTCTATAGAACATCAGCTACAAACGTAGGCATTGGTTCAATTCAGAATTTAACTTTACCAGATTTAGAAGCTCCAACCGAAACCTGGACCATCAAGTGTATTTCCGTTCAAAGAAATGCAATGAGTCAACCAATTGCACAAACTGCAAAGTTTATCGCGACTGGAACTGTCTCTGGGAACGTCCTTGATGCAAATGGCAATCAAGTCGTATGGGTAGCAAATAATCAAGTTGTAACGAATACAATTTTATCCTTCAGTATCAATGAAGGTGCAACTCCATTTAGAGAGGGTGACTCTTTCGTAATTCAAGTTAAGAGCGGCGTTCTTATTAGAAACGATTCATTAACTGCGTCTTACATCCCAACACAAAATCTTAATGACCCACAATTGCTTGCAACAACTGCTGATGTAACCGCCAAGCACGGTGTCGCCAGCTTATCTAACAATCTTTCATTAGGTTGCCAACTTGCATTTGAAAACGGCGCTCCAAGCATCATGTGCGTTCAAGCAGCACCTGCGGTTCCAAGAAGAACCTCATACGAGCTAGATCAAGATGGCGTCAATGCAAATTCAACGAATCCACAGGATTTCATCTACCCACTTCCACCAGGAGTTGTTCCAGATTTAGATTCGGATATCCATGTCTTCGTTACTGATCCAACCACAAATATTGAAACTCAGCTATTACCAAACAAGTTTCCTTTCTATACGTTAGGAACTAGCGGACAACCAAGCGTTGATACATTCATTCTAGACAACGTAAATCCACCAAGTGGAAATTCGTTCTCATATAGCGTTATTCAACAAAATCAATCAGATATCGTTGGATACGACGGATACATCACAAACTATCCAGGCGACTCAAGCACACTACATTGTTATTTTAGCTCAGCCTCTAATACATTCGTAAGTGCCGATGTTGGAGATGTATTAGCGGTATACGATGCAAAGAATGTGGCAAATACAGGCTACTACGTTATCGAGAACATCGTTAACGGAGCAATCGATGGCTACCTTTGTGACGTCAACCCAACGAGCTTAGTGTTCGAAGATTTCCGCACTAATTTCCCAGATTTCACGGTTCAAGCTCAAGGTGCGAATATCGCGTTTGAAGTAATCAACCCAGTGAATAATTCGGTTGTTACCTCTGGCACAGACGGTTACATTCCAAACATCGTATCTGTAAATAGCGGAGCTGCGATCTTCAGTAGCGTGTCACAGGTTAACTTCGGTGGCATCGGTGGCATCACTGGCTATCAGTTAAAAATCAGTGGAACACCAAACAATAACGGATTGTATTTGATTACAAGTCCATCAGGCGGATCAATCACAATCACCAAAACTGTAACTACAGAGTCTAGCTTAAGATATGCGATCATTGATGCAACTGTAGTTGGTCAGTATGTTGTTCTTAATCACAACATCGTTCCAAACAATAATTCAGTAAGAATTACATATGTTGATGAACGTGACGCACCATTCTTTGATGCGGGTTGGGAGACAGCATTAGCAGCTCTTGAAACTCAAGAAATTGATATTCTTGTAACACTTCCTAAGTCAACAATTTCTATTATCTTCCAAAATGCATTTAATCATTGCGTAACAATGAGTAGTATTCTTAATAGAAAGGAAAGAATATTCTTCACCGGCGCAATCAATGGATTGACCCCAGCTAACTTAACAGGGGCTCAATTGGCAGCGGTTGAACAACTTGGTGTATTCGAAGGTATTCCAAACAATGATATTCCAACATTGTTAGCTGGGGAGCTTTCTGATATCGCGAACTACTCTGTCCCAGATGCTTTCGGTGACTCTTTCGCAGCTTATCGTTGTGTATACTTCTATCCAGATCAAATCGTCGTTTCCAGCAATGGAAGCAATACATTGCTTGACGGATTCTATATTGCAGCAGCCGCAGCAGGATACTTATCAGGCGTTTCCAACGTTGCAATCCCACTTACAAAGAAAGTTATCGACGGATTTACAATTCTTAGAAACAAACAATTCTCTCCACTTACACTTTCTCAATTAGCTAACGCTGGTGTCTGTACCTTACAACCAGTTCAAGGCGGTGGACAAGTTGTTTGGGGAATCACAACAACACAAAGCGGATTCGTTGAAGAAAGAGAAATCAGCATCGTGTTCATCAGAGACAGAATTGCCAAGTCTCTTAGATCTGGATTTGCTGGATACATTGGTATCGCCGCAGATAATAACATCATTGAAACCTTAAGTGCCCGTGCTAACTCACTATTATCAGGATTTATTGCCGCTGGACTTATAAGCGCATATAAAGATTTATTAGTTGTTCAAGACTCAGTTGATCCAACACAATGGAATATTTCAGTTAGATGCCAACCAATCTACCCTGTTAACTTTATCTTAGTAACAGTATCTCTTGGTCTTCTATAACAGTTAAACAATATAGTGATATATATAATAGTAGGGAATTTTTTTAGGAGTATTTAAATGACTTATCCACAAACGGGCAGTACATTGTATGGCCCAAATGGGCAGAACGAAACTAGAGTATCGGTATCAACAAATATAGTAATTAAAGTTGGTCCTAATACTATTGGAGCAATTCAAAAGTTAGATGTTGCCGAAGCCAGAAATATTCAAATGATTGATGAAGTTGGAACGGATGGTCATATCGACGGCGTTCCAAACAAGTCAACGGATATTTCAGGTGGATGCACCAGAATTCGTTTCGATAGAATGAGAGTTGCAGAAGCTTTCAGCAGAGGTTTCCTTCACGTCCATTCTCAAAGAGTTCCCTTCGACATCGTAATTATTGACAATTGGAACGGAGCCGGAAATTTATCTTTAGTTACAACAATCAGAGGCGTATGGATTGAAAACATTTCATATGCTTACGGCGTTGATAACTGGATTGTCTCCGATGATATGAAGTGGAAAGCACAAGCAATTCAAACAACCTTAGCTAACTCGTTCGCAGCTACTGGTGGAACAAGAAACATTCCTCTTGCAATCGATCCAATTGAACAAGCCGCAGACATTGGTCTTCGTCGTGGTTCTCTAGATGCACCAGGTTTATTACAAGCGTTCCTTCCATACTAATATTTAACTCCACAATACTTATAAGTCCTATCTCAGTTGATATATAATCTTGAGGTAGGATTTTTTGTATTTCAAGGGGTTGAAAAGAATGAACAAAGTAAAAAGTGATTTAACTAATAAAAATTTTGGGGCTGGACATAAGGGTGGATTTAGAACCATTGAAGTAACTGATGAGTCCGATCAACTATATGATTATAGCCAAGATCAAGGGCCACCGCCAAATTTAGAAGGCGCAGATCTTGAGACAGTTAATGCTCATTTGAGATCCCGAGGGTTACCACCTATTGAATCGGCTAGACTAAAGGCTCAAGCCAGACAACCTCAAGCTAGACAACCGGAACCTGTAAGACAGGCAGAGGATGTCCCAATGGAAGAGTTTAATGAGATTGATAATCAAATTAGATATGCCAGAAAGGTAAAGTCAAGTGGTAAGGAAAGATTATCTGAAGGGGCAAAGAATCGCATTGAAACACTATGCGATATGTTTAGAAAAACTAAAGAAGTAGAAATCGAAGGTCAAGTCTTCGTGTTGCGAACTCTAAAGGGCAAAGAGATTAAACAAGCTTTGATGGCGTCGGCAGCTTTTGATGGTACCGTTGAATTGGCATTTGAAAGTAGAAGACAATTTTTAGCCCGATCGTTAACACATGTTGCCGGAAATGAAATTGGAATGTTCTTGGGCGATAACTCAATCGAAGCAAAATTAGAATTTATCGAAGAACTCGATGAACCAATTATCGCAAGATTAAATGCTGAATATGCAGCGTTAGACAAGTTAAGCAAAGATAAGTATAAGTTTCAATCAGCTGCGGATGCTGATGAGGTCTCGGCTGATTTAAAAAAATAATAAATGAACCAGATCATAGGTTTCTCTGGTTCTTAGTAAAAACTTTCAAATGTATGCCGGATGACGAAATTATAGAGAATATGAATCCCGTTACAAAAATGTGGATGTTCTATAATTGGCTAGAAGATCAAAGAGATGATACTGAATTAGTGAAAAATCACGCATATCTATTAGGGTCTTTCTGGAATCCTGAAGCAGTTAAGAAACTTACAGGCGAGGGTGGTCAAACACACACATCTACTGATGAAGAATTTGAGCAATCAACTCAATTAGTTATGCAAGACATTTTGGAAAAATCTGAAGTGCAGAAAGGAAAGAAAAAACGAAGAAGAAAAATTAAACAAGGCTAATAAATGACTAATCCTACTGATCCAAATGCACTGACGAATCCTGTGAACGCTACAACTTCGGCAGTCACAGCATCCGACGATGCGATAACTAAATACAATGATAGTTTAAAACGTATTTCGCAAGAAGGCATTACGAACGTCATAACGTCATTACTTAGTTTGAATGAAAAATCAAAAGATTTGTTAGCTGCAACGAATTCTAATATTGACGCTATAGATTTGATAACTACCGAGGTATTAGGTGCCACGAAAGCTTTTGATGGGTTCACTGATAATATAGCTGCGGTGAATCTATTTACAACCCAAATTACCGATTTGGGTGATGCAACAGCTTTTACTACCAACATCATGGCGAAGTTTGCTGGTAGCCTTGGAATGTCAGACGCATTTAGTAAAAGTGGTGGGGCAATTAAGGATTTCATCGGGAAGATAGCCGCCAGCGCCGATGGTGCCGTTAAGTTACAACAAGAATACATTGGTATGATGGGCGCCACAGGTGGATTGAGCCAAGTATTTACAGACGCTGGCGATAATCTCGGCAACCTGAATGATATGATGCAAGTACAAAGAACTTTAATTGATGATATTGCAGATTCCACAGCAACATCAGCTACAAAGGTATCATCGTTTTATGCGGCACTAGGTAAGGCTATACCTCAGTCAACCGACTTACAAGTTAATGCTGGTAACGAAGCTGGTCTCACGATGAACAATTTGGAAGCTGCAATGAAGCTTGCCACAGGCACGGGACGCACGCAAGGTGAAATGGTTAAGGACCTGTCTACGGCATGGGAAACGTACGGATTAGAGGGAGATAAGGCGTTAGAATTTACACAGAGAATGTCAGATTTATCTAGTAAGTTTAATATTAATCTTGATTATACAAGAGGATTCTTAACTGAAAATGCCAATGCATTTAAAATGCTTACTAATAATGGAACTGATGCTGCCGATACATTTAATAGATTATTTCCGGCATTAAGAGAAACTGGGTTAAGTGCAAAAGAAGCATCTGGATTAATTGGAGATGTAACGACTAGCGTATCTAAATTAACCATGGCTCAAAAAATACATTTATCTCAACAAATGGGTGGACCAGGTGGATTGAGAGGTGGTTTTCAAGTTGAGCAGATGATAAGAAAAGGTGATATCGATAAATTATTACAGACTGAAATCAATGATGTCATAAAAAGAAATGGTGGTAGAATTTTTACTCAAGAAGAAGCCGCAAACGATGTTACTGGGTTTTCAGCGCAAGGCCTTCAACGCCAAAATGCAATGTTGCAGAGTGGCGCATTCGGTGGAATGGTTAAAGATTCCGGTACAGCGGAAAGACTTTTTGAAGCAGTAAAAAAAGGGACTTCTGTAAAAGAGGCTTTGGAACCCGTAGCAAATACTGTTGCTAAGTCTGTAGATAGAGGCGCCCAGATCCAACAAACCACAAACACTATCCTTTCACAACAACTAAGAAATCTTGAAAGACTTAGAGGTGTTGAATCAATTAAGGACTTAAAATTATTACAAAATACGGTAGGGACTGGAACTGCAACTACCGCTATATCAGCGGAAAGTTTAAGAAATGCGACTGCTCAAGCTACGATTAAAGCTAATCAAGTAAGTTCAATATCCAATCAGCACATGGGTGGAACCGCAAGTGTAATTGACACATCGAAAGAAAGAGAGCAAGTAGTTGTTGCGGCGATTGATCAGATGGAAGAGTTAGTTCCTAATATTTTAAAGCCAGCACTTGAGAGTCTTAAGCAAGCGATAACTTCATCAAAAGCAGAAGATCAATCTAAGGGTGCACAGGACTATCAAAAAGTAGTTGATGGGTTAACTCAACAACAAAATACGATAACAAAAAGTATGGCAGAGCATGGCGGTAAAATATCTCCAGAAGACCAAGAAAAATTAAAGGCTATCTCGAACGAAAGGGCTCAATTAGCAAGTTTGAGCAATATGTATACAGAATATACAGGGCGTTCATTAGGGGTTGCTCAAGCGGCACAAACGGTTACGGCAAACCCTCCTAACGCTCAAACTAGTCGTGGTAGAGCCGGAGATGCGCCTGTGCCAATGCCACCTCAGAAAGTTATCATAGAAACAACTGGAATATCCTGCGTTCATTGTCACACGCCAATCGCAGTTAATCAACATACCAACATCATTACTGGTGGAGCAAGTACACCCAGATAACAAAGGAACAAATGGCTTCGCCTATCGATAATATAATTAATGGTCTAACAAATGCTACAACTACTAATCCCAATGATTCATTTGGTGGATTTAGTTCGCAACCAATTCCATCGGCTGATGGTAATGGTTTACCTTCAAGCAAAGTCCAAAATTATAGAGTTGGACAAAATACAAGATCTTTAATCAGTTGGTTCGTGCCAGAATTTGGCGTTATCCAGATGTATATCAATCCTAAAAATATCAGTTACGCAGATAAAAAGCTAATTAATAAAGAAAGAACTAAGGGTGGATTTATTTTACAATACTGGGGAGAAGAGTTAACCGCAATAACACTTAATGGAACTACGGGTAGTTCAGGTATCGAAGGTATAAATGTTTTGCATGAAATTTACCGTGCGGAGCAATATGCATTCGACGGTATCGGATTATCATTGGCTGCTGATAATGCTAATCAGGGAGCCGCTAACCAAATTATTGGAGGCATTGGTAACGCCATTGGTGGGTTGGCATCTGGCACTTCTGTTGGAAGTGATATTGGCGGATATATAGCTAAGTCTTTATTCGGAACAGACCCAGCTTCGCAGGCGCTTGCAGCCCAGAATATACCTTCCTTGGCACAATATGCATTTGGTGTTGAAATGTATTATTTAGGATGGATTTACAGAGGATATTTCGAATCAATGACCGTTAGAGAATCTGCTGACAATTTGGGGTTATTTGATTATGACATTAGTTTTAACGCAACTGAAAGACGCGGATATAGATTGAATAACCTTCCTTGGCAAAAAAGCGCAACTAACGGGCCAAGCGGATATAATATTCCACTTTCATTCGGTGGGATTACACTTTAAAGGAAGTATATGGGTTCAGATTTTTTAACAGGATTATCCAATCAAATAAGCGGTCAATTTAACCTTGGTGATAATCAAAATAAATCGCTTGATGTAGCTAATGATGGCACGGCGCAACGCTATGGCAAGTTGGGTGATTTTGCGAAAAAATTTGACCAGTCTCAAGAGCGTAAATATCTACAAGAAGGATACTTGCGCACTGACTACTACAATGCTGAGCCGAAAGTCCTTGAAGTTCTATTTCAAGAGCCTGATATTACTGTTCTTGTGAAGAAGAGAGCTTTTTGCGCTCTAGCAGAAAATTTTGATCTATCCCACATGGATGCAGATGAGAAGTTATTTTACAAGGCGACGAAGATACTTTTCTCTAACAAATGTCAGCAAATCGCGGCATATGAAATGTTATCTAAGATTCAAAGAGTATCGGCAGCAGCAGGAAACATTTCAACGCAACTAATTCCGTTGGTTATCAGTTTAGTAAATGAACTTAGCAGTGGAACATCAGATTTTACAACAATTTCTCCGAACACTGTAGCCAGCGGTACCGATCCAACGGGCGGCGGGTTATCGAAGCTAAAGAGCACACTTACTGAATTACAAAATGTATATTCATTCCATGATAGTAATTTTTACACAACTTGGCTTGTTGACTCATCGAATCTATTCAAATCAAAATTTGGACAAGGAACTGGCGTTATGGAATTTTGTAACGTCACCAACATTAATACAACCACTAGTTTGGAACTGGGCGGCGGTAATGTAACTATGGATATTTCAGATCCATACAATATGATGTGGATCAATAATTATGATATTGAAAAAGCATTGAGTGATGCAACTAATCCAATCTATAATAATCAGGTATTTCAATTTGGTCAAGACAGCGTTGATTCGCAAGCTGCCTTGCAGACTCAGCAGCTTAATGATGCGCGTGCTCAGCGCGGCGCGGGCCCAATTCAATTTATAACAAATCCAAACTCGCTTTTGAGTGCCAAGGTTGTGGCGATCATTACAACTATTGGAGAACAAATTAACTTCACCTACGATGCAGGATTTGGCCTTGGTGAGCTTGGTGGCGGGGGAGTTACTGTAGGACAAGAATCCTTGGTTGGTGGCCCTAATGTTTTTGATCAGGGATTGCAGCCAGGCAACGAAGTAAACCTATTCTCGCAAGTTGTCAACACGTTATACAGTGGGATTCAATTAAAATTAAATTCTCAAAATATTACTAAGCAAAATTCGAACGTAACGAACTATGCTAGAAACAAGTTAAGACTTCATTATAATGGTAAGAGTTTGATTCAGCCAATGGATCAAATTCATATTTACATTGGCTCAAAAGCTAGATTAGATAATAAAATTATAGGTGGATTGCAAGGGGCTTTTACTGGACTTGGCTTCTTACAGCAACTCAGCAACACTGCGGCTGGATTTAAAGATTCATTTCAGGCGTTATTTAACCCTAACGCTAATGCCAATTTTCAATTAGAAAAAACAGTTCTTGTAGGAGCTGACTTTCCAAACTGGCTCTGGACTTTATTAAGAAACATGTTCGTAACAGAGACATCGGGCGTTCATGTCTTTGGCGGCGTAGCTCAACAGCCAGACTCTGGCTACAATAATGGCTCCTATAAACTCAACATAAGTGGTAAGGATATGAGCCACTATCTAGAGCAAGGTAGAGTCAATTTTAAGCCTGCGGCTAGTGTTTTTAACGGACCACTTTATGATCCATTGACCCCATTTAAGACATCAATCGATGTTACTACAGATGTAACCAAGACCAATGCCGTTGACTTACTAGATGAAAATAAACAAATCTTAGCAACAAATTCTATAAAATTTAAAGCTGGGCATTTAGCTGGAAGACAAGCAACTGAGAGCAATATAAATCAGCAAGATAGTGAATTAAGTAACCTTGGTCAAGTTCGAAAAGTATTATACCCGCCTGATGGATTTGTTTATAAATGGAAAGAGGGTATTGGAACGCTAGTTCAACTAAGTGACTCATATAATATACAAGGTGATAATACCATTAGTCCACAGGCTTTCACTGTAAATCCTTTTGCTGGGCAAGATATTATGAATATAATATCGTTATCCATCACTGGTATCCCATACAATTTTGCAACCTATTATCAAGCTAATCAAACAAGTGTTAATGGTTCGGGAAGAGATCCTCAAACTGGTGAGGATGCTGCGTTTTCTTACTTCAAATCGTTGAGTTTAAATCTACAGAAGAATAATTTACTTTGGGGTAATTTTATTCCATTCAAGCTTTTGTACATGGGCGAAGCTACTTTTCAAAAAGTCATTACGGCACAATTTACTATTAATAATGCAAATTCAATTGTCAACGATCAATTACAAAAGATACAAGATCTTTCTAATCAATTAAAACTCATTCTTGGAAGAAATACTGGTAGCCAAACTGAAAATAGCGCAAAGCTCCAACTTCAGAATCAACTTCAACTCGAGACGGATACTTTGCGCAAAGAGACTCAAAGAATTAACGCGCAACTAACCAGCTCAGGGACTCAGGGATTGAGTATAGTTGGTAATGATGTTAGTTTCGACACTGATTCGCTTGTCAATGCAGGCCAATCTGACAGTCAAAGTCTTTCACAACCTTGGCTTCGTAAAGATCTACGCAGAAAGACTAATTTCCTAACCAGAAGATTATCCTGGAAGGTTAGATCGAATGAAGATCAAAACCTGTTCATAGTGGATGATACCTATGATAAAGACTATGATATTCAAGCATTCGAAAGTAAATTGGAAGACCCTAAATTATTCGAAAGCCAATTTGCATCTCCACTTGAAAATATAAAAACTACCTCATCATTACTGAATTTGGAAGTATTTTGCGATTCTCAAGGTCATATACGAGTTCGAGCCCCACTTTACAATAGAATGCCAAGCTCTGTATTTTATAGAATGTTTCAAATGAAAAGTGCTACCGGAGTTCAGGTTTATCCAGACTTTTTAGAAACATTATTTATCACTCAATTACAATCACTACAGAATAATCTTGAAGTAATTGAAGATCAGATTAGACTGGATTGTGCATTGCTAGGAATTGCAAATGATAGTGGTTGCTACAATTTAGTTGCCGGGTTACTAGGGGGTCAGCAGAATAACAAATCGTTAGGAGAGGGTGGGCAATTTATGTTCATCACTAACGAGCAAACTGGAACTATTAAGGACTTCAATGTTTTATACACTGAAGCCAACCCTGATAAAAAAATTGATCAAATAAATAATTCGATAGAAGGCAAACTTAACACGCAAGCCGGAATCAATAATTTATTTAATAGCGTTCAAAGATCGGCGTTCATTCTATCCGCCAGTTCCACTAATCAATTATTATCCAATGCCGCAGTAACTAATCCATCCACATCACCAGTCGCACAGGATAGATTGAATGTAATTCAAGCTCGTCTTTTTCAAAAGACCGGGCAACAAGTCAACATCGATCAGTTTGAATCGACAAATCCTTCTCTAGCATTTACGACACCATCAGCTAAAGTTCCAGACTTATTAAAAATTACCAATGATGTAGCTACCAAATTATCTGGAAGACAAAAGCTAGTTAAGCAATTGAACAATGCCCTTAAAAATGCAAAAGAATCTATCGCCTTGGATAGCACGACAAGCCAGGATACGGCGAACAAATTATTATTTTCAAATATATCTCAGAACACTCAACTTCCTGAAATTTTTGAGGAAATGATTGAGGATGAAACGTATGATGATTTGGGTCCTGGGTCTGGAAGAAGATATGTTATTGAGGATCATCAAATTACCAGCTTCAATATCCGCGAAGTGGCTCCAGAATTCACAATGATAACGGTGAATGGTCAATTGGATTTATTTTTACCAAATGAACAATTACCAGCCGATTTGAATACATTTGAGGCCAGCGGATCAGGAGGCGGGAATGCATTGGTTAGCGCAACAGCTGTAGACTATGATATGTGGAGAATGTATGGATTCAAAAATTCTTCAGCTCTACCAGCGCCATTCCTATCAGACCCAACATCTCAGTGCGCTCCATACGCTTCGATGGTATTGAGTAGAGCTAGAAAAAACATATTGCAAGGAACCCTCACAATCGCTGGCAATGAGTATCAACAAGCCGGAGATGTAATCTACTTAAAATGTAGAGATTTACTATTCTATGTTACATCCGTATCTCATAGTTTTTCATATGGCAATAGTTTTAATACGACGCTAGAATTGAAATATGGTCACAGCCCAGGCGATTATATCCCAACAACATTGGATACAATTGGTAAGTTACTCTACAATAATCGCCACGATACTAGTTTTATTAACTATCGTCAGAATAATGCATACAATCAACAGCCAGTAGGAGTTATTATCCTAGATAAACGTGGTAATGACGTAAATACTCAATTACTAGGTGGAACATACGGCGTCCAGAATACTAAAGTTGTTAATGATATTTTGACAACTGTTAATTTTGCAATGCAATCTAATTCTGATCCAAACACTACAGTAAATTCATTCATAGAGATAAGAACATATTTTAATTCGGATACGGGCTCAGCTGATGCAGTATTAAGTTCTGCCGCGGATACCATAAAACAAATGTTGTCTGGACAAAATGAATTCCAAAGCGTGACTCCAAATCCAAATCAGGGAAAGGCAGTTGATCCATCACTTATTACGGTTGTGGCAGTTGATGTTGCTGGCAAAACTGAATCAAGAAGCCCAAGCCAAAAAGCCGTTGATATGGTTAGGAATATCTTGGGAACTTCAAGTGTATCCAGCCCATCAACGAATTCTAGTAATTTAAATCAAACTTTATTTGGATATATAATAGATGTTTGGGTCACATTTAAAAGTCTTCCAAATGATATATCAATTGCTTAATAGGGATTTATGCTACCAAAAAGTTTAAACATAGCCTTGCCGGTAGGCGTTATGAGATTAGCTAGAATTATTAGCTATGACACCACCGCGGGCAAAGCAAAAGTAAGGTTGGCAAGCGTTGCCGAGAGTATAACTCCGGGGGCAGATATTGACATCTTTATTCCAAATGGATTTTATTCTGATGATGGTTTATTTATTGGCGGGTTGGTCAAGAGCAATACTCCTATTGTAATTGCACAAGGCGAGGGCGGTAAGTGGTATTTTATTTCATTCCTTATGACCACTGGTGCAAAATCTCCGACTTTGATTCCTGGGCAACTTCTCATACAATCAACACCAACATCCAAAATAACGCTGGATGTAAAAAATAACATAGATATTGGTTCTGATACGGATGGCCTACATATCTACACGGGGACATCAGAAACCTCACTCGTTACTTCAACGTTAAATAATTCATTCTCATTTACGGAAGCATCTCGAGTAGTCGATGGGTTGGTTAAAAGAGAAACTAAAAAATTAGCTAATTTCCCGCCCAATACAAAATTAGAGTCCGATGATTATTTCATAAGACTTTATCCAATAGGATTAGATCCAACTGTTACCCCATCTTATTCATTTATTGACCAAGTAAAAAATCCAACTTTCGCCGAAACACGAGAAGTGGTATATGAATTTGCCTATACATATGATGTGACCGATGATCTTACGGAGTCCGGTTACTATAATAAGGCTGGCACGTCACCACCCAAGACTGTAGATTCATCAGCTTACACAAATAGAAGACAAAGTCGAGCAGATACATTAAGTTTGAGCTTAGTATCTCCCAATTATTTAATGGAGACAACTAAGGGCACAGTTATAGATATTTTTGGAAATATTCTCAATTTGAATAGAACTCCAATCCTTATTGGAAAGTCTTTAGACTTAACTCTTAACATTGCGAATGGTAACAATATTACTTCTGCGATCTTTGATAATATTAAAGCCGCAGAAAGAAACAGCATCGCTTACCATTTTGAGTTGAATGCTAGAAAGGACTTAGGATTAAATAATGTCCAATCTGGTAGTGTAGTAAACCTATTAGACATTAATTCTGATGCTGATTATGCGAGGGTTAGAAGTCGTTTCTTCGTAGATATCGATAAGGAAGGGCAATTCAAAGTTAACGTTCCTTCATCGAGCGAAACTGGTAACGTTGCATTGCTAGCTCGCTACGAGAACTATTCTACGTTTGGCCCTGAAGAAAATGGCAACGTTGATAAGTTAATTTATCGCGATGATAATCTCGATATATTTTTGGATTCGTTTTCAACTCAAGATATCGACATTGTTAATAGTGATGGATCCGCAGCGACTGCAATCGATAGAATTTCTGGACTTCACATTAAGAAGGGTATGCCGTTCCATTCTATTACAAATAGTTTGCAGATGTTTCAATCTCCTTGGGCAAGTCAGTTTTTGGATTTCCAATATAACGAAGCTGTGGATTTGGTTGGACTACCAACAATCACCAACGTCGTAAATCCAACAATTAAGGTCTCAGGGCCACAAGCCAATGCTGGCGGCAGAAGCGGTACCATGCATTTTGACGGCTCACTAGAGCTTAGCTTGGGCGCGAATACTGTAGATAGACAATCTCTTTGGGTTGATACTGCGGGTGGCGTACTTGGCAATATTGGGCGCGATCTCAATAATGTCAGCGCCGGCTTATCGCTTGATGGTGACTTAATGATTCAGGTAGGTGGGATTGGCGTATCCAGCGATAGTAGATTTTCTAGCGTAAACAATGCATATAGGGGTGGCACTTTTGATATCCGTGTAATGAATGAAGGATTTACAGTTTCAATTATACGAATTGATAAAAATGGTATAACGGTAGCAACCCCTAATACTATTACTTTAAAGGGAAGAGATATAACGATTAGCGCAGAAGGAAATTTGATTCTTGAAGGCGATAATGTTTCTGTAAATAATAGAGCTGTTACACTTTATCCAGTAACATCTGTATAGTGGAGATAAATGAATAACTTAAAATCAAAAACTCGTGATATTATCGTAATGCAAGCTACTGAAGCTAAAATTTTAGGTTTCAATAGATTGGGTGAAGCCGTTTTAAATTCTGTTGGTGCCGTTCCACGCGAAGAAGGAAACTTTCTATATTCAGAAGCTCAACTACAACAACAAACATATGAAAAACTATGGAAAGTAGCTATGGAAGTTATCGCTTATCATGATATTGACAACGTGGATATCCAACAAGTTGATGATATGGTTGTGAAACTTACGAATGCTGTAGTTGCTAAGGTTGAAGCCAGCTTAGGAGTTGAAGGAAAAATCGGTCCCTTGGAGCCTGCGGTTCCTGGTCAATCTAAATAATTACGATATATAGTAATTTAGAATGCCTTGTAATCCATCCGATCTTACCATTAATGTTTCGTCAGGCCCATCCGCTGCTTTAATTCCTGGGTTTGGAAAGCCCTTTGCGCCTACATTGCCAAGTTTCACATTACCATTTCCGGGTGGATTTCCTGAAGATCTATTAGGCATTTACAATGCACTACAGTTTATTTTGCCACCAGGTACAATTAAACCGTCATTAAATCTAAATTATAGCAAAGATATTTTTGATGCGATTATGAGTTTAATGGATAAGTTCTTTCCATTCTTAATGCTTTACAAATTTTTTATGCCAGTTCTCGATTTAATCATTTGTATTATTGAAGTTCTGTGTGCATTGTTAAATCCATTTAAATTGCCAGGCGCGATTTCTAGATTATTCACTCAGTGCTTGCCAGCCTTTTTAGCGCTGTTTCCGATATTTGCATTAATCGTAATGATTCTTTCATTGTTGAATTTAATTATTTCAATAGTAGAATATTTATTGAATGAGATTTTGAAATTAATTAAAATTCTACTAAAAAATATCCAAACTATTACTAATGCATTGGTCAAGGCGGATCAGGTAACGGTTCTTGCCGCTATTAATAAGATTGGCATGATTCTTTGTAGTTTTCAAAGTTTATTCGTGATACTAGCGTTATTCGATATTATTATCGGTGCCATCAAAGATATGATGAAAATCATCTCTAGTATTCCACCTTGTGATAACAACAACAATAGTGGCTTTCAATGTTGCACCCCTGATGTGTGTCCATCGTTCATCAAAAATGATGATGGTTTGGTTAGAGCTACGGGAACGCTTCAATATTACAACGCTGTTAATCAGGATGCTGGCTATCTATTCCCCGGGGTTACATTGCCATTCCCTCTTACGAATTCAGCGAGACCAGAGAGTTGGCAGTTTTACGACACAGGGGCAGCTATTCCAGACGCGTTTTGGAATATTACTAGTGCATACGACTTGCCAGCAGGGGTTGAACAAATCTTCTTCCCAACCGACGCAAATTATACCGATGCAACGCCACCAAAGCAAGTTGCGTATACAGTGGACTTGAGATTATTTTATAATCCATCCACCTGGGGTATCGTTGATTCAAAGGGCCCAAGATATGTTCGAGTATCGGAATGCATCGTCCTCAAGGCTCCAACCCAAGACCTAACATTGTATAACAATACAGATACAACCATTACTAATGGCGTGTTAGAGATAACTGGTGGTACTGTTACAGAAGATGACGGTCTAACCGAAGTTTTCATTAATGGAGTTAATGCTACACTCAATAATCTAATCCACTTGCCACCAACCACTTTTAGTGGAACTGCCAGCGGTCCAGATCCTGTGGTATTTAATCCTACAGATGGATATGCATTCGATGATGTGACTTATACATTTCACATTAATTACCCAGTGTTATTACAAAAGGGTTTAATAACGGTAGGCTGTCTACCAGAAGTCAATCTTAATAAAACATTCATTAATAACATATATGGTGGTAATGTTGGTCTCAATTTTACTCTATTGAATAACCTATTGAATAGTGGGACCTTCCCAGATACCGCGGCTGCGCAGCAATGTCTCACAACTGCACTAACCAATTTACAAAATAATGTTAGCGCCCAAGCTGTGGCAGACTTCCAAGCCATGACAACTGTTTGTTTAAACACCCTTGGCGACAACGCTATAACTTCAATGAATACATTGGTTGGCATCGGATTTGATCCATACAAGAGCACATTCACTATTACCCCAATAGTTCAATTTACTACGCAATCCATTTTAATATCAGTTAGTTTGAATGAAAACAGTGGCCAGTCCATGACCACAAATTTGCCGGCGTCCATATCACAAGGTATTGCTGAAAGAATAACGGCGATTAGCACTTTTGGAGATGTCAGCCTGTTTTCATATGATGGCTATCAACAGTTCACGGGCCAGATAACAAGTCCAGCTGCTGGAGCCGGCACAATTCAAATCAAGTTTGATAATAAAATAATTAGCGTGGTCAATATTCCATCTGATACGACTGTTACTCCAACGGTTACTCCATTGACATTAGATTATACATTTATTTACTCTCCATCTGCACTTGGTGGTCAATCTGGTTCAGTTGGAACTGATGGTTCTCCAAGAAGAGATGAGGGTGATGTAGCTAGAGATGGCAGCGAGGGATAATGGCTACTAACAAAGTCAGTGGGACTGGTCCACAAGACGCATTTAATGAAAATCAAAATTACGATGTTGATATTAATAAAATTTATCAAGACTTCGTTGTTGAGATTGATAAGATGCGTAGTAATGTAAGCGTTCAAAACAATCCAAGCTTACAATCGATAACAGCTTTCAATACAAGCACTAGCCCGGCTAATGTAAAAATTGAAACTACTCCACAAGAAAGTAGATGTCATGCGTTTTACAGATTGCTAGGGTTACCAGTTTCCGACGGTGATAGTCTTTATTGCCCAGGATTCGATCAGCCAAATAATAGTGATCAGCAGTTAGCTGCGCATAAGATTACCATCGCTGGTAATTTATTGGAAGATCCAATTCTTTCAGTAATAAATATTAGAGAGACTGTGCCAAGAAGCTATCTATCAATCTTTGCCTTGCAAGATGTAAACGCCATGGCATTAGCTATGTCCTCAGCAGAAGTCCGTTTTTTTCAGGCACCACTAACTTCGCTAACAGGGGCGTTTGACGCCAATCTGAATCATCAAATTTATACTTCCAACATAACCCAAAGGTTAATCAATAACGTCCATGCTAGTGATGGGTATACTCTTCCTACAAACATAAATTCATTTATACAAAGATTTCATATACTATCTCCGTTTATTGTAGATCCAAGAATAGATTTTAATGTTTATCCAAAGAGAAATACGATTGCAGTTCCATTCCTTGCTGATAAATCTCAGACCAAATTAACTGAGAATGTATATTTAAAACGCCCATATATTGAAAAAGTTTGTAGAGATAGATTTGACGCGAGTAACACAACCGCCAAGCTTGGACCAAGCCTAGCCGATATTGCCTCCAATATTAAAGCCAATCCATTCTTTCAGGATAACTCATTAATTCAGTCGGCTTTCAATCTAGATAAAATTACGGGAGCTACAGTTCAATTTGCCAATTATTTCAATGCGATACGCTCTACTTTGAAGCAACTTTACAAGGCCATCCAAACTGTACGTGTGGTTATGGCAGCGGATCCTAACTCAAATAATGCAGCTAAATATAATTGGACTCCTATTCCAGATAAATCCGGGCCAGAGTTTGGCTCAACAACCAGAGATTTATTTTCTCAACAATTTAATGATCCTCATAATACTAAATATGATTGGTCAATAATTGGTGTCATTTACCAGCAACAATTGACTAGCATAAGCAATAAACTTACCACTCAACAAGATGTTGATATAGGCGGATTTGCCTTTGATAACATAGAGTTAACTCCAGACCAAAATTCAACCGACGCTCTTGGAGATACCAATGCGGCGCCTATTGATACTTCACAAAGTGAACGCCAATCTCTAACAGATGCGGCTAATGAAGCCCTAAAGACCATTGAGATTATTACTGGAGAATTCAGCGGGCTTGGATTAATTGACATATTTGTAATTTCGGCGGCATTTTGGATAATGGATAAAACATTTTTAATAAGTTTATTGGATACGATTGCTGTTAATCGTATGATTACCAATGCTAATTTACAAGATCCGATTGCATTGCAAGCTAAGAATGAACCCATTCATAGCCCATTAGATGCAATAGGGAATTTCCAATCTCAAGTTCTACAGATTTACCAAGTTGTAGATTTGCTTTGGATTCAAATCCAAACTCAAAATACATCTTAATTATGGTATCTATATTATCACATAGTTGATAACAAAGGGAAAAGGGTAAATAATGTCTTTTGATCTAAAAGTCAGAAATGGTGATTTAGTTCTCAATCGTGGGGACTTGCAAACTGTTGTTGACAGTGAAAAATTAATCCAAGATATTTTAAAAATAGCTTTAACACCAGCTGGATCAAATCCATCTTTTCCTTGGTATGGTTCTTTCGTTTCAAGAACATTAATTGGTTCGCCACTAGGAACATCGATTATAATTCAAGTGGGGCAATCTCAATTACAGAATGCAATTCAAATTCTCATGCAATTGCAAAGCGCTCAATCTAAATCAGGACAAAGTGTTAGTGCAGATGAACAAATTAATTCTATATTGGATATATCTATAATGAGAAGTATTTCAGATCCAACCTCATATAATGTCAGAATTAAAGTTTTGAGTAAAGGGTTTAAACCAATTACGACTGCATTCACCGTTTCAACATTAACTTAAGCCCGGACAAACATGGTAACAATTCGTAGCGTCAATGAAATCATCTTAAGTCTTATCGACTTTTTCAAGTTAGTTCAGCCTGACGCTGACACTAAACCTGGCACTGTTATTCGCGATCTTGTCATCGATGGGCCTTCAAATCAAATCTCTCTAGTCTATGATGAGCTATCCAAAGTATCTAATCAACAGTCTTTCAGACTCGTCGTTGGTTCTGACTTAGATAAGTTGGCTAAAAATTTCGGACTTGTTAGAAAAGTTGCCACAACTTCAAGCGGCATAGCTCTACTTACTTTTAACTCAATCGTAGCAACCATTACTATTAACCAAGGCGATGTAATCACTGCGGCTAATGGTTTCAGCTTTGCGGTTGCAAATGGTCTATCTATCGTTCCATCACAAATAAACTATTATAAGTCACTTGCTGCCAAATACCAAAACGATCTAACCTTCGTTGGGATTAGCGATCCATATGCGGTGCAGGTGTCGATTACGGCTACTACACCAGGCTCTGCGGGCAATATCTCAAAGTACGCCCTTAACTCAACAACCATTCCAGGCATATCCAACGTGACAAACGTCAATGCCTTCTTAGGTGGCAATGACCAAGAAGACGACGCTACCTTCCGTAACCGTGTTCTATCGCTATTTAGCGGCTCCAGCATCGGCACAAGCTTAGGATATAAGAATACCGCCCTATCAACAAATGGCGTCATCGACTGTTACGTAGTCAGCCCCGGCGATCCATTGATGACACGCGATGGCAGCATCGTCACTTCAGACTCTCAAGGGAACCTAACTATCGTATCCGAAGGTACAGGCGGCAAAGTCGATATCGTTATCTTAGGAACTAATCTCGTTCAAAATACAGATAGCTTTATCTATCAAGACAAGAGCAACAACAATGATCCAACAAATGCGAAAAACAATTTCGTATTAGGACAAATTGTTGGTGATGCAAATAAGACTTTCAATCAGAAACGTATTGGTGACATTGCAGCTGGCACATTGCCGGAGCAACCAGTTGATAGCATCGTACAGGTGACTGGGTCACTCAGCGGCTCAAACTTCTTGCCAGAGTCCATAGATTCATTAGGGCGTATCACAGGAAATTATAAATTAATTAAAGATACGGGCGTTTATGCAGGTAGCCCATGGGGATTTGATACTTTTGCTTGGATTAACAATCAAGTTTCATTTAGTGAAGATAAGATTAAAGGAAAGTCCAACGGTCAAGACCCAGTTACCTTCTCTGATGTATTAGCTATACCACAAGTTCAACAAAACCTATCTATCACAAACGAAAACAGCAACGTTCTAAACTCCAATAGAAGTCTTGTTCAACTTCTACATACTCCCGCCACAGCAGTGACCAGAGTATTCAATGTTAACACTGGTGAAAGATATACGATCGTAAATCAAAATCCAAATGGTACCGGGGCAATCAACACTTCAGGCGTAGTGCAGATCTCCGGTAATACGTTGCCATCACAAAGTGATGTATTACAAGTTGATTATAGTTGGGTTGTAACATTTGACCAGTACTTCGATTATGATGGTTTGGTATTGACAAATAATTCTAGAGTGGTTGATGACAGCATTGACTGGGGCTATTCAAATCTTGTAAGAAATGAAAAAATAGTATTTGCTAGAAATCAGTCAAATACATTCTTCATTGGTTCAACATCATTGCCAATTAATTCGGTTATCACCGCAGCAACATTTAGTGAGATTGATGGATACATTACCACGGTAACCTCTGGCGTTCTCACCGGAAGATTAGCGATTACATTCAATAACC